AACCACTAACCGAAGAGCAAATATCATCGGTGGTTAATTATTTCGATACATGAGATACATGAGAATTTACAGAAAGTCAGATTTGGTTTATGTACTGAAGAATGAGACATCAGGGATGTAAAATCGATAAAGCAGAAGAAAAATTGAAGAAAAATAAACAAAGACAAGCTGAATCTTACAAGCGATTAAAGGAGCAGGAAATAAACAGACATCTGAAAGAATATAGACAAGAAACAGCAGGAGATACTTGAAAATATGAATTGATGAAAGTAAATGAACGAGAAGATTGAAGAACTCTAGTAATCGGAATTATGAAGAAGTTTGATGTTGAGAAATCAAAAGTGATACGATGACATGCTGTAGAAATTTCAGAGAAAAAAAACCCTGATTATTTCCAAGAAATTATAACAAGATTTAATTTAATTATCGATTAAGAAAATGGCAAAGACAGCAAAAATCACAGAAATTTGAAAGAGTTACTCTTTCGAGTCTAAATATGGGACAAGATGGAATATCAAAATCAAATTAGATGATGGAACTGAATGATCTATCATCAAAGAAAAAGAAGATGCATTAAAAGTTGGAGATGAAATAACATACGAAACTACAGAAGATGATTACGGAGTACATATAAAACAGATTCAACAGAAAAAATGATACAGTTACAGTAAATGAAATTCAGATAAAGTGTTGTTAATCACAAAAGCTATGGAGCTGGCAGTACAGATGAAGATTAATGATAAAACAGAGTCTATAACAAACAACTTTCAAACTATTTTAGACTTAATGATTAAGGCAAATGGATAGAATACTACGATTTGATATAGAAACGTGTCCTGAAATTACAACGGAGGTTGAATGGGCAACATATCCTAAAAGGCAATGCTGGGAGAAAAAAGCAGAAACTAATCCTGAAATAGATGGAACTTTCAAATCTTATCTCAAGAAAGCATGAATCTATCCAGAATTTTCAAAGGTTGTTTGTGTAAGTTTTAAAGTAGATGATCATGTGAACACGATTATATCTCAAAATGAATGGGCAGTATTAAGTGGAGCTTATGAAGTGTTTAGGAACTGGAGCTGAAAACTTGGATGATACAATATCTACAACTTCGATATTCCTTTCCTACGAAAGAGATGAATTATAAACGGATTTCAGCCACCTTTGAAATTGAGCATTGCAGATATGAAACCACGAGAAATGTGAGAAAATATAGTGGATGTAATGCAGATATGGAAACAGACCAGCTTTACAGCAAGTTTAGATTTACTCTCTCAAACATTGCTTGGAGAAAGTCCAAAATCTGATGGAGCTGGAGACATGGTCGCAAGTGCTTACAAATCTGAAAACTTTGATTGGATTAAAAAATACTGCGAATGAGATGTTGATTTCACGATCAGGTGTTATGATGCGATTATAAATCCACGTGAAATACCTGTACCAGCTTCAGCTATAGAAGATAAAGAAGTAACATCTCCTTTCTCAAGCGATACATGAGATGAACCAGTGGAGCTTAAAGAAGATGATTGACAAATAACAGTTGAAGATATTGAAAAAACAATCGATGTAATAAAGTGAAAAGATGAAGTTTCAGAAGAAAAATTAAAAGCATTTGATGAATGAATCGAAGAAAGAAAGGAAGAAGCAAAAGCTGAAGCTGAAAAGAAAATGGCTGAACCTTTACCGTTTGATTGAGATGATTTACCTTTCTAATCATACGATCATGACAGATGAAGAAGCTAAAAAATTTGAAGAAATGATAGACAAAAAACGAGACAAAGTAAGAAACATGACAGCAGAAGAAACGGTCAGGAATGCAAAAAAACACATGGAGAATCTGAAACCTTTATACAAGTGGAGAAAATGGAACGGCAAAAAGAGAATGCGAGAGCTTGTTTATAAATCTACTCCTCCTGATGATTACCATAAACGACAATAAACCTTTTATCCCTAAAAAAACGAAAGCATGGACTTATTTGAAGACATTAAAAACTTATCAGAGGCAAGAGACCTCTTGGCAATGATTCAGAACGACCCACAAACGATATGTGAGCAGTACTGAATAGAAATGGATGACATGTATGCTGTAGAAGAAGAAGTTACAGCAAGAATAAATGCCATCGAAGAAAAAGACATCAAGAAATTCTGTGAGTACAAACTTGCGATATTCAATGATGCAGAGATGAGGAAAGCATGAATTAAACAAGAAATCGAAAGATTACAAAAATTAATGGAGAAGGTAGATAAGGAATGAGAAAAAGCGAAGAAGAGTGTAGATTGGATAATGAAAGCTACAAAGACCGAAAAATTAGAAACATCCTTGAATAATCTCTCTTACAGAAAATCAGAATCAGTTTCAATCTTAGATGAGGCATCGATTCCTGAAGAATATTGGAAAGAGAAAGTGACAAAAACCATCGATAAAGTCAGCATTAAAGATGCTATCAAAAGTGGAAAGGATGTAGCAGGTGCAAGTATTCAAGAAAATATGAACTTACAAATTAAATAACCGACTGGAAGTTACCACACTCAAAACAAAAACAAAAAACCTTTTTATTCTTAAAAAACAAACATGACAAAAACAGCAAAAATTATCTTATGACTTTTAGTAGCAGTTATAGTTGGATTGGTAGCATATAGCGTAGCCATTCAAGATAAAGTGAAAGCATGAAATGATCTATTACAGTCTCAAGCAAGAATACAAGAGCTTGAGCAGATTATAGCAGATGCACAATTCAGTTATTCGATAGCTGAAACCTCTAAAAACGAATGCATAGAATCATGGGATGCACAAAAAGAAAAAGCTCATGACGATGCAGAGAAAGCTCGTTTAGAAATAAAAGAATTGCAGGGTTTTCTGATGAGCAGATAAGCTCCGACAAAAATCCAGTTAGTGACAATTTGTCACAGGCTGAAGAAATGTACCTAGAACCGAATCCATCAGAGGAAGAAGAAAAGGAGCAAGTCAAACTATCAGAGATAATTCAAGCAGGAAAGATAACTCATACCTGATACCCTGAAGATAGTCTAGCTCAGAAGGTCGTAAGATATGCATATGAGCTATGAGGTTATGATTTCGTGGCGGTATTTGAATGTGAAAATGGAACTTATGACATGCACAGAATCGGAGATAATGGACATGCACATGGTCTTTGTCAAATTAATGATAGATTCCATAAAGACATACCTGCAGAATATGAAACAGATTATAAGGTAGCTGTGGAGTACTGCTACAAAAAATGGAAAGAATGAACACCTTTCTACTGACCATCAAGAGTCAGTAAAGCTACTAGATGAATGAAGTGTAGCGATTATGTAAAATCAAGATTTATCATAAAATAAACAAAAAAACATGGCAAACAAAATAATTCGAGTCTTAGCAACTACAGCAACGGTGATGGTTATATGATTATGAATCCGAATAAAGCGAGAACTCAGTGTGCCAGTTAGTCCCTTTTAATTCTTAATCATATTATCATGTTAACAACAATCGTAATTCTTGTGATTGTATGAACGCTTATCTACCTATGATATGCAATAGGAGATGTTCATGCACGAAACCAGTGCTTTGAAGAAAAAAAAGAAATTCTGAAAGAGAAAGACTGGTGGGTAGACAAATTTAATGACTCTCAAGATGATTTGAAATGAGTCAAAAAGGAGCTGAAAGATGCTATCTGTAGAAATGATGACCTTTGGAATCAGAATGAAGTGCTTATCAAAGAGAACGATGCACTCACAAACAAATTAACTCAGTACATGCTGAGATATGGAGAGCTTAAACAGACTATCGAAATGGAGCATCAAGAAGAAATCATCCAATACTACAATGAATGATTGAGCTATAAGGAAATAGCAAAGAAGATAGGATGTGGAGCAAGCACAATCCAAAGAGCAGTAAAAAAGCGATGACTTGTTAGATAAAAATAAAAAGTCACGACAGGGTGAGTTGGTGGCAAATTGTCACCATCTCATAGGGATATTAACCGCTCACCCTCATACAAAGTGGTTTATCCCTATGAGGTAACACTCACTCTAAGCGGATGGAGGTACATCCTGAAGGTCTTGGTGGCTCGTAGCTCTTGTATCCGATTCTGAATATCCAAAAATTATGTCGCAACTACGAGCCATTTAATCAGATTTTATTTCTTATTTTATACTCATGTTTAATGAAGCTATCTTAAAATCAGCAAAGAAAATCCTTGATAAAAAAAATGTAGATCAAGTTCAAGGAGCTATGCATTACAATGTTTCAAAAAATTTACTTACAATTACTGATTCATTTGTCCTAGCAGAAATAAAAATGTTAGATGAATACAAGTGAAATTTTGATGACTTACTAGCAAATGATATTACAATCGATTATTACACGGTTTGTGGATTGTTGGCAATGATAGAGCATCCAGATGCATATTGGAAAATAGCTGGAATATCTTTAGGAAATGCGACTGTACAAGATTTCATTGAATATGAGTATGCTGATTTGAGAAGCTGTAGAAACTGAATAAGAGTCAGACTTCCTATAATTGAAACTCATAAACTTTGAGATTATAAAGAAGAAAGATTATTCGATCTTTGAGAAGATAATACAAAAAATATCGCTGTTACTTCAAGTTTCGAGAAATTCCAAGAAGTATGTGGAAGTTTATTAAATGCAGAAATTCCGATCATTAAAGTCTCAGAAAATACTTATATCGCAGAAGGAAAAGTAAATATTGATAGTCTAGGATTTGTTCAATTGGATGCAAGAATCTGTGTTACGAGAACTTTTGAAAAGGAATTTACAGAAGATAAATAATTGACCACGCAAGTCATTAAAAGGCTAGCAGTTTACCTATATCGTGAGGTATAGGTGGGGTGTACCAAGAGCCCTTTCATGAGACTGTGGCTGGCATCCGTACATGTCAGGCGTGATATAGAAATAAAATAAGAATACATTAATTAACTGTTGTATATCAACTTCAAACTAACTGCTAGGGTACGGACTAGCTATATCCTCTCCCTAGTTGGCAGTCCCACTAAACAGAGATGGGGGTGTCGGTGCAATTCCGACAGAGAGGCGAAAAGGGTTCGCCAAAACCAAAACCTGCGTAGTCGCCAAATGATTTTATTCCTTAAAAACGAAAGCATGGAAAATCCAGAAGTGTTTACAGTCAATCCTAACTTCTTGAATGAAGTAGGTAAAAACAATGAGTGTAATTTATTTGATTTCAGTTTTGAGCTGAATGAAGATGGTACTATGAAAACTTGTAGTTATAAATGAGAAGTTATTGATCCGAATATTTGAGCGTGAATATTCTTAGTCAGACATGAATATATCAAACAGAAAAGGAAAGCTGAAAGCAACTACAAGAAAAAGATTCAGGCTGTAGAAAAACGTGAGGAATACAAAGAGACACTAAATAGACAAACTAAAAAGCAGATAGAACATAGAAAACAGATTCATGATAAAGATAGGACAGTTGTATTGTATCGCAGAATATTAGAGAAATTAGTTTTAAATCCTGATGATATGAAATAATGCCAAAAAAAATAACAAAAAAATGTCTAGACTGCTGAAAAGAGTTTGAAGTACTTACAAACAATACAAGAAAAATTTGTATTTTCTGCAGGAATAAAAGAGACCTACTAGCTCGTAGGATGAAAGCATGAAAAATAAATGCTGTTCAAGAATAAAAGTTTATTTTAATAAAAATATCATCATGAAATTCAGATTTAAGGTTTTAAAGAATTGAGAGCATAAATTACAATGTAAAAGATTTCTCTTTTGGAAAAATGCAGTGAATGATGCAGAAGTAAGATTTTTCATTCATCATTATTGATATGAATGTGCAGACGCGCTTAGATATAAACCATTACACAATCTAACAGAAGATGATTACAGAAAATTTCTGAAAGACATTAAAAGAAATCGGAAAATACATCGTGAAAATCGTAAAAAAATAATAGATTGAGAGAAGACAGCTTATTATATCAAATAGTTTTAATTCATTTATTATATTATCATGGCAAAAATAACTAAAACTCCAAACATAAAACCAGTAGAGAAACCAGAAATAACTAAAATTATTAAAGAGGCAGATTTTAAATATTGAGGTTACACTTTTACAATCACTAAATGATTATTTGGAGATAATTACAGAATTTATCTAAGACATGTAAGCCGAGCTGAAAGAACTAAATTAGATAAATCGTTTGAAACTTATGAAGAAGCAGAGGAATACCTATACAGATATATTGATGATTTACCTAAATCATAATCAGATTTTTATTTCTTTTTAGAAAATATCATGGAAAATAAAACAGAACGATTTGTTATATATGCAGCAGAATCATGAGATTATGAAACTGCAGAATTCGAGGCAAAAGACCTATTTGATTTTGCTAGAGAAATGGATGACTGGTTTTGATGAAAGATGGATGATGTTATTCTTATCTTAGATAAAGCATATATTGATCCATATATGTGGAATGAACTTTCAAAGGCATTTGGAAATCAAGTAGAAACACAAAAATTATTGAAAAAAATCGTAAATTCAGTTTTTAATTTAAAATAATTTATAAATCATGCTAACAGTAGAAAAATTAAAAGCTATGCAACCTTGAGAAATTTTCGCAAGTGGAGAGTGAGTAGATGATTGAAAATTATTCAATATTTGGTGAGAATGACGACATATTCAATGGGTAGCAGTAAGAGGTAAAGGTTATCATGATTGGGCTATTTATTATCATTTGTCTAACGTGGAAGAGCAAGCAAAAGCTGATGATATTGTAGATAAAATTTATCTTTGAGACTGGGATGATGATCATATCGCAAGAGTAGGAGATAAACTTACAAGTGAAAGAACTATCAGAGCGATAGTTCCATGTGATGATGAATCTTTTAATTTGTATAGGTATTAAAGATGGAGAAACTTAAAGATTTATTGAATGAGTATAGCAAAAAGAATCAGGAATATTCTTGGGAAATAGAATGAAATGATATAATAGCATATAGTCATTTTTGGGAATGATACGAAACAATAAGAGTATCTGAGAGCATAATCATAAGTAAATGGTATGAGTTTGTGAAGTGGCTTGTTGAAAATGATAAGATAGATGAAATAAAATTTGAAGATGAATATACAGACAAACAGACATTAAAAGATGTTTATATTGCTTGAGCTAAAGGAGATGAACTTCTTTTAATGATACTTTCAATTCAAGATGAGCCTATTCAGTTTTTAATCTCTATTCTCGAATAATCATGGAGAAAGTAGAAATGATAATAGATTTCATAATTCGAGTCACTTGATTGTATTGTTTTATACGTAGTTGAGAATTATACAGGAAAGGACCACAAAGAGCAACATATCGACTAATACGATGATGTTATCTTATGTGGGTACATAGTTTATATCATACTTAATTAATCATGGAGAAACTTATAGAACTTCTTAAAGAATATGATGAAATCAGAAGTAAAAAAGCAAACAAGAGCTTTAATCGAGATTTGTTATTGAATAACTTTGTTAATCTACCTGATCGTAGTTTATGGGAATCAGAATTAATTGTTATTTCTTCATCCTACTGATTTATTCAGTGGCTTATACATGAAGATAAAGTAGACATAAATTGATTTGATACTGTTTTTAGCTGAGAATTGGATAGATGGAAAACTTTACTTAGAGAGCCTGGTTGAGATGAAGTATATAAAGTAACTGAACATTGATGTTATGAGAGTTTATTGATGCAGTTATCAGTCAAAGAAAATCCTATAGAATTTTTAATTGATTTATTAAAATAATCATGACAGAAACAAACGAAAGAGAATGGCTTGAGGAATATGTAACTGAAAAAACTTATATCTTCAAAGTCAAAAAGTGGTATCCATGAGATACGGTTCAAATTGCTGTAAGCTATGATCCTACATTTAAACACTGGTATTGAAAAATTAAAAGAATATGAGATACGAAAGTTGATATTACTATTGCTACAGGAGAAAGTGAAAGTTCAATAAAATATTCAATAGAAAATAAAATGAGGTGACTATTCAATATCGAGTGACCTATGCTAGAGCAAAGAATAAATGATTTAGAAAAAGAGAAACAAAGTCTGAAAAATTGATGGGATGAATCTGAAGCAAAATTACTTGAATGGATAGATAAATGTACAAAGAAAACTGAGAAAATCAAAGAATTAGAAGAAGAAAATAAATTGCTAAAATACACAGTAAAGATTGCATGAGAGCAGTTATCAGGGAAAGCAAATGTTAAGGTGAAAAAGCTAATAGTACAAGATAAAGAAATCAGATTATAATTAGTTTTATATCATTTATTAAATAATCATGATACCACACAAACAGAAAGTTACAAAAGTTACAGCAACAGAAAGTATCATTGAAGAGAGATATCCGATACAAGTTGAATATTTAGAAGCTAGAGTTAATTATTGAAAATGGATGTTTGAAATTCGCCGTAGAACAGAGACAGTAAATTTTGAAGCAAGGTTCGAAATAGAAGTATTTAATAAATGCTTCTGAAGTGGCACGGTTTTTTTGCACAAAGATAGGAATGGTAACGATCTAATCATTCCTACAATGGAAAGTGCATTAAAAGAAATAGAAAAATTTATCACTAACGAATTACACTAATCAGACTTTTATATTTATTGAAAATGTAAAGATATGAAACGAAGATTAAAAAAATTCAAAAACCATAAAGTCACTGGTTGAGAATATTGGAAACCATACTACAAGAAATGGTGGTGATGGAAAGAAAAGAAATCAGAATTATGATTTTCATTTGAATATGAATTAGATGAAATATGGAGTAAATGAGTTGAAGATATTAGGAGATGGGACAAAGAAGTAGAACATATAATAGTAGATGATGTATTTGATGTATTCTTCCTTTCAGATGGGAGAATTGTGACACTTTAGACTAATCAGACTTTTATTTCTTAATTAATAAATCATGTCTTCTTATGAAAAAAGAAAAGAGAGAATAGCTGAACTAGAACGCAAGGAGTCAGAGTTGTTAGATCAGTTTTTAGCTCAAGATGATGTAAAAGATAATGTAAGAGACCTTATTAGAGATAATTTCGAATATAAAATAGCAAATAATATCTTAAAGATAATTTGATTGCTAAGCATAATATTGAATATTTATCTATTATTCATCAGATAAAATGAAAAAATTACTGCGAGCATTATTAATCATGCTCCTTACATGATCTATATGTCTAAATTTCTTTCAACGAAGAAATCAGGCTGTAACTTGTGAGAGCATAAGTTCACAATGGAGAGCTGAATTATTGTATAAATTGGGACATAAACATCTCGATTGAAACCATAATTGAATTCCGTGTGAAAATTTAGTAAATCAAAATTAGAAACATGCAATGTATGAACTGTTGAAAGAAGAGTGACAACAGCAGATTATGTAGAGCGTGCCGTAAAGAGAAAGAGACAGCTTGTGCGATGGTCAGTCAAAACAAAACTAAATTGAAAAAGCTGTTAGATAATAAAGCATACGATTCAGAATGGTTTATCAGATTTAATTTGTATGTGAATAATATAAACAGCTATTGAAAAGTTTTAGTTTGATATAAGGAAACAGAGAAGAAATGATTACGAATAAAAATCATGAATTCCTGTAGTGTAATCTTTGTGATAATAACGGTATTCTTTGCGTTTGAAATTGCTATTGCATCTTATTAAAAAAATACTATCTAATAGGTAGTTTAAAAATGGTTTGCTAATATGAAAATTTCGAAAAAAGCGAGTGACATTATTGTCAAGGTTATCTATGGGATAACAATAATTTTAGTGCTAATAACTTTATATTTCGTTATAGAAATTTTAATCGCTAATTGATAAAATCATGGGGAAAAAAACGAAAGCATGTCCTTTTTGCTGAGAAAAAATATTAGAAGTTGCTAAAAAATGTAAGCACTGTGGGGAATTCCTACCAGAAGAAAAAGATGAATGAAAGGAAGAAGTAAAGCAAGTTTCAGGATGTAAGAAATTTTGAGCAGTTATAGGTTTTATTCTATTCTGTATCATTATGCTGTTTTTGGTGGTAGAACTAACAAATTCGGCAACTGGATGAAATAAAGATTTAAAATCATGTGAACATCGATTACAAGAAAAATATGGAGATTCTGTCTATATGATGGATGTGGATGTAAAAACTTATGATGATATGAAATCTATAGTGTGATATTTTAAGAAATGATGAAAGCACGAGTTCGCTTGCGTAAAAGATTTGACTGGTAAAAAATGAAAGAATCGTAATTGATTTTTTATGCTAGCTGTAGATAATAAAGTCGTATCACAGGAATAATTAAATAATAACACTTTTGAAAATCTGATTAATATACAATCAGATTTTTATTATTTTCTGAAAAAATAATGGCAAATGATAATTTCAAAGTAAAAGTTCAGTTAGAGGCTACAACAGATAAAGCTCAGGTGCAAAAAGAAGCAACAGAAGTGGCAGATACAGCACAGAAAACTTTAGATAAAAAACAGCTGAAACTGAATATAGAAGATAATCTTACTAACCTAAAAAAGAAATTAGAAGAAACGAGAATCGCATATCAAAACCTACTCAATCAACCTATGAATTGAACTACTGATAAACAGCTCCAGCAGTTAGAAGATCAGATGGAAGATTTAAGAAATGCTATAAAGGAAGATGAAAAAGCACTAAATGATCTATGATGAACGAGTAATAAATTGTGATGAATATTTAAAAATTTAATAGGTAAAATATCAGCTTTAGGAGTAGCAATGAAAGTATTTTCTACTCTAAAGCAAATATTCGTAGATTTTCAGAATTCTCAAAAGGCTCTAGTTCAGGCAACTGGTGCTTCATGAAAAGTATTATCAGAGCTAACAGATTCAATGTTAGATGTTCAGGGTAAAGTTCGACAGAATCAACAGGAAATCGCCGAAGCAATATGAGAATTGAATACAAGATTATGACTTACATGACAGCAACTTACAGATTTTACAACTAAATATTTGAAATTTGCATCTGTTACAGGTCAAGATTCAAAAACTGCGATAGAGACAAATGTAAAAATGTTTAGTATCCGATGAGTAAGTATCAAACAGCAAGCAGAATATTTGGATAAATTAACTGTAGCATGACAGAAAACATGAATTAGTGTGGCAAATTTAACAAGCCAACTACAATCAAATGCTCCAGTTTTGCAGGAATTATGATTCAGTTTGGATGATAGTATCGCATTATTAAGTAATTTTGAGAAAGCATGAATTGAAGCAAGTCAGGTTTTACAATCCATGAAAATGTGATTAAAAAATCTAGCTGAAGATGGGACTTCTCCTATGGAAGCATTGAATAATGTTATTGAATGAGTAAGGAACTGAACATTATGATTAAGCGATGTAATGGAAATATTTTGAAGTAGGTGAGGTGCTGCTATGTATAGAGCGATTAAAGATTGAACATTTGAATTGGGTAATATGAAGAAAGCGTTGGAAGATGTGAGTGGGGCAGTAGAGCAGACTTTTAAAGATATGGAAACGTGGGGAGATTTGTTTGGTAGAATATGGGATTGAGCCAAAGGTAAGATAGCAGAATTTGCTGATGATTCGTTTAGAAATTTTCAGAAAATTGTGGAATTCAATCAGGAACGAATGTACTGGACTAAAATGCTAATCCAGTGAAATGCTGATTTACAACTCGCAATTGATAAAACTACTGGAGAAATACAATGATTACAGGCTGTAGAAACCAAAGAACATGCAAATATGAGACAATTAGATGAAGCTCAAAAGAAATATACAGAAACTGTAAAAGATTATGCTGATTCATGGCAAGATGCAAAAGATGCAGTTGATGCTTTCGCTTATGTAAGAGTAGATCAGTCAGCAACCAGAGCAGATTTCGATGCTACAAAGAAAAAAGCACAAGAAACCGTGAGCGAATTAATCAGATTAAAAAATATATTAATTCAATTATCGCAACAGACAATAAAAGCAAAGCAGGAATTATGACAAACAATTACATGAGCAGATATGAAAGCTCTATATCAGTCACAGAAAGAGCAGGCACTATTGATAAAGCAATTAAAGATGGTAAATGACTCAACTTATCAATGAAAACAGGAAGATTGATGAAGTTTAGGAAGTTCTGCTTTATGATGAGGTGGTGGATGATCAAGCAAATCTAAGGCAGAAGAAATGCTGAAATCATTTAAAGATGAATTCAAGGATCTATATTCGGATATGGATTCAACGGTAAATGAACACCAAAAAAAATATGATGATGTAGTAAAGAAAATTGAGAAGGTAGAAGAAGAATATGGAAAGTTAAAAGATAAAGCTCAAGATACATGGGAATCTGCTGAAAAATCTCTGAAAAGTTATAATGAACAACTCGAAAAAAGTCAGGCTGATGCTGTAACAAATCTCGGTCAAAGATATGTGGAACTCAAAAAAGAGCTGATAGATGTAGATAGTTACATGAAAAAAGTCGCAGAAGATTTGAGCTGGAAAGAGCTTGGTTGGATGCAGGAGAATTGAACTACAGAATACAGATGATATGAATTAAAAGATTTGATAGAGTTAAAAGAAAAGCTCGATGAAATGAAACTCATCGAAGAAAACACTACAGAAGAACAAAGAAAATCTGAAGAATTTACGAAAAAAACTAGCAAAGCACAGGAAATATTAAATAATCTGAAAGAAAAGGAACTAGAACTACAGGAGAAAATCGCAACAGCAACAGAAAAGCAAAAGATAGCTGAATCCGTGATGAGTAATGAATGATTCGTTCCTATTCAGAGTTTAACTAAGGATTGAGAAGATATTTGAACTTATTTCTACGATTCAGTGACTGGAGCATGGGAGAAAATCCATGATGCAGATAATATCGAGTATGCAAAACAGCTTGAAGA